GCTAGATGGTCTTGTATCTACTGACGATCTGCCTTATCAGGATTGGGAAGTTATACCGTTCCTAGAGGTAATAACCATTGATGGCATAGCGTATGCTCACTACTTTACGTCTGGTGCTATGGGAAGGCCAATAGGATCAGCCCAAGCCCTTCTAACTAAAAAGCACATGTCATGCTTTGCAGGTCATCAACAAGGCAGGCAGATTGCTTATGGCATGAGAGCAGATGGGTCAGAGATGACAGCAATTATCTGTGGCTCATGTTACGAGCATAATGAAGACTACTTAGGCGCACAAGGCAACAATCATTTTAGAGGCGCTTACATGCTTTATGATGTACGAGATGGGCGCTTTGATGAACTGCCATTAACACTTAAATACTTAAAAGAAAAGTACAAATAATACTAGCCCCTTAACTGGGGCTTTTTTGTGGGCTTAAATATGATAAGAATTAAAGTATGTTTATGCTGTGGTTCACCATATGAGATAGATGATGCTGATGATGATCTGACTGTGTGTAATGATTGTAATGAGCCTGATCCTGATATGATTGGCATTGTCGAGTTTGATTTTACTGAATGGAGTGAAGATTAATGTTTGCACTTTTAACTATTTATTGCATGGTGGAGAATTTAAAATAATGGATTTTCAAAAAATCATTCCCATGATATTTCCTGTTATGGTTGCTGCTGTAGGATGGATGATTAGTTCAGTTAATCAAATGCAAAATGAGCTAGTAGATATTCGTTCTAAAATGCCAATTTTAATTACTTCTGACGGCAGACCTACAGATAGCCCAATATCAGCAGAAGCTAGAGGAAAGCTTAAAGAAGAGCTATATACAAAAATTGGCGAGTTAAATGTTAGAGTTCGTATTTTAGAGGAGCATGAGAAAAAATAATGTTTACACTACTTACTACAGTTGTATCTTTTTTAGCTGGTAACACACCTAAATTCTTAGAATTTTTTCAACAAAAGTCAGATCAAAAGCATGAGATTGCTTTAGCTCAATTGCAAATGACACAGCAATTAGAGTTGCAAAAAGCTGGCTTTGTAGCACAAAAGGAACTTGAAGAGATTGAGTTTGATAAGCTCAAGGTGCAAACAGCATCAAATGATTATCAGGCTCGTATATCAGACATAAACTCTGCTAGACTTAATGACACAGAGACATCTAAGGGTGCATCTACATGGGTTATCAATTTAAGGGCATTAGTTCGCCCAGCCATTACCTTTGGCTTGTTTAGCGTATTCATGTTCATTGAGCTATTTGGTTGCTGGTATGCCTACTATAATGGCGTAGATTTTACAGTAGCTTTAGATTTATTGTGGGACAACGAAACCCAAATAATTTGGGCATCCATCGTGGGCTTTTATTTTGGTACTAGGTAATGAGAATAGGCGAAAATGGGCTTAAGCTTATTAAGCATTTTGAAGGCTTTAGTAACAAACCTTATCGTTGTGCTGCTGGCTTGTTTACCGTTGGTTATGGTCATCTCATTGGTGATGGCCTTAGTTTACCTGATAGCTGGAATCGCACATTTACTGTAGAGGAATGCAATGCACTATTGGCTTCAGATGTCAGAAAGTTTGAACGTGGGGTGGACAGATACATTAATGTTCAACTTACCCAAAATCAGTTCGATGCTCTTGTGGTTTTTGCTTTTAACTTGGGGCTTGGGACTTTGCAAAGAAGTACGCTTCGTTCAAAACTTAATCGAGGTAATATATTTGGCGCTATTGAAAGTTGGGCAAAATATAACAAAGCTGCTGGAAAAGTTTTAAATGGATTAAAACGCAGAAGAGAAGCTGAAATTGCTCTGTTTTTAACGTGACATAAGCTGTTATTTTTTTAGTTTAATGTCCTAGTATCAAAAACATATTAAAATGCGTTTAAGCATAGCTAGCGTGCGTTATAGGCACATTTAGGGGTAAATATGGATGGTTTGTTTGGAATTTTTGGTGATTTGTCTGGATTTTTAGAGGCAAAGGCTAGAGCAGAGAAGGAAACTAACAAAAGATTCTCCCCTGCTGAGGCATATAACAATGCTGGGGATGCTTATCGTCATATTGTATGGCAAGCATTATTGGCAAACAAGTTTGGCGAGGGTACTGCAAAGGCTGCTGGAGACTTTCATGAAAATCGTTTTGTTCCTATTGTTGGTGCTATGGGTCATCCGCAAGCTGAGATAGATATGGATCTAAAGAATAATGAGATTGGTCGTTATATTGGCAAGGATGCGACAGGCGTGCAACAAATCTTAGATCGAGCAAAGTTGATCAACGATTACAACTTGTATCAAAAATATAAGAAAACTAGATAACAAGCGTTTATTGCGAATAAGGATAAAAGATGGCGAAGTTAACTCAAAAACAGTTTAGGAAATTAATGGGCAATAAAAAAGAGCCTGTAACTTCCTCGATTGCATCTATATTAGATCTCATTAAAAAACCATTAGATTATTACGCTGTCGATAAACGAGTTCCTTTAGTTGGCGGTCAATCAGCAGCAGACTTAATGGGTCTTACAGGAACGCAATCTCTAATTTCAGACTTCAGTCAAGGTAAACCAATGATGCGCGATGGCTTGCCAGACGAACGCTTTATTGATGCAGCTAGTATGATTCCTATGATTAAGCCTGCTGCAGTTGCTACAGGTAATGCTGCAAAGTATTTAGGCAAGGAAGCATTACGTCAAGGCTATGAAGGTACTGGCGTGCTTGGGATGATAGCACCAGATATTAAAATGCCAATAACAGAGTTTGAAATAAGGCAGCTAACGGCACAAAAGAACGCAGCATTGCCATATAGTGAAGGTGGATTAAATCTTTCACCAAATAATACTGCTATGCAAAGAGCAAGGGCAATGGGATTTGAAACTCAGCCATCAAAAGAAATGTATCATTATGCTAGACAAGGATGGGACAGCAATAAAATAGACCCATCTAAATCAGATTTAGGTTTTCATACAGGCACAATTAAACAAGCCAATCATAGAGGAAATGTATTTATGCCTCATGAAGAAGGTGGGAATATAATGCCTTTAATGAAAAGTAAATATGCAAATATGCTTAAAGTAAATGATGAAGGCACATTTCATGCAGATTCATTTTCTCCTCAGCTTGAGAAAAAAGGATTAGTGTCAAAAGGTCATACAAAAAAAATAATGGCTGACCCTTTAGGCGAAACATCTCCAAAAGAATGGGATTTAAGATACGACCAGCAAATGAGAGATATTTTGGCGCAAAATGATTATCATGGCGTTAAGTATAATAATGCGCAAGAAGGTGAAGGGATAAGCTATGCTTTTACAGACCCAACTATTGTGCGTTCTCGCTTTGCTGCTTTTGATCCATTTAGACGAGATGAAAATGACATACTAGCTGGAGTTGCTCCATTAGCAGCAGGTGGTTTACTTGGATTAAATACATATAATAATATGCAAGAAAAACCAAAGAAAAAACGTAGTACTAAGTAATGATTCTACAGATTCGCATATTTTGCTTTTCTGATACTATTAGTCATGTTCAATAAAGAGCATAATTTAAACATGTACACGCTAATGTGTACACTTAATCAACAGGAAAATCATCATGTGGACTACACCAGCAGCTACTGAAATGCGTTTTGGCTTTGAAGTTACTATGTACGTAATGAACAAATAATTATATCTTTGGCAGATATACTTTTGCAGAATCAGGGACATCATCGTATTTGATAAGAGTTATCTTATCCTTACTTTGTTGTCTCTGATATATCTTATAAAATCCCTTCCCTTGCTCAAAGTTATTTTCCCTGAGCTTCATTAAAGTCCACTCAAGTAACTCTGCTCTGTGGATCATAAGCCAGTTCTCTATACGTTCAAACACAATGTAGTCAGCCTCTCCCTTTAGCCATCCTTTATTGCCTAGCACGTTTGTGCCTTCTACCCACGTAGAATCATTTTTGTAGGTAGGATCGTCCCTGCTATTGCGCTTTAATGCTTTTACATCAAACTTATATTCTGATCCAAATATAGTTCCCTTAACGTCCCAATGCTCAAACATGTCCTGCTCTTTGTTCGAGAACTCATAATCTTTTAGATATTGTTTAGCAAAACTTAATTCAGCCTCTTTGCCACGATTAAAGTTTTTCAGATTCATTTTGCTTAGGCTTATCATCTTTCGTGCTAACATCATTTGGTGAAGGTGGAATCCAACCTCCATTAATCTTCTTCGTGCCAAATATCTTTTCAAAATTCTTCTCCCCTTCTGGTGATAAAACTTTAGAAAATAAATTGTCCCCTGTAATATCATTCGATGCCATAATAAAGATCCTTTGCTAGTTCTAAATAGTGAATAGCTTTATTCAAATCCTCAATGCCATTCTTTTGTTTGTGTCTGCACACGTACTTAATTATGTTCCCCTCCAAGTAGTCTATGTCATTCTTAACAATAAACTCTACTGGCTGGATAATAAAGTTCTTATAATGGTTTCCACCAACTTGTTTTATTAATGGTGTTGCTGGCTCTCTAGTCATCATCTACCTCATTAGGCTTGCTGTAGTATTTAATCAAGTGTTCGTATGCTTCGATGTTCTTTTTATACATCTCTATATCATCTAGCCAATCACCTGCTTCATAATAGGCTTTGTCTTCACGCAATGCGTTCTTTAGCATAACGACAAACATGCCGTCCATTAACTGATACATCAATTCGTTATCGTCAAATTCAAGGTTGATCTTCATACACTTCTACCAATGTATGTTGCCTTGCTGTCGTTGAATTGCACCTCGACTGCACAAGGGTATCCTGTATTTACATGCAGCAACTTATAGATTCCAATAGTCATCGACACGATACATATTAAAAAAAACACAATAACGACAACCTCAGCCCTACTATATTTATCGTTCATTTTTAAATCTCCAGTTCCATGTAATAACTGAAAGCGCACCTAGCGTAAAAGGTATCCAGTAACATTGTATGTATTCGATAATTATCATTTGTTTTCTTCCTGATAGTGTAGGCCATCATTACCGTTCTGCCCCAAAACATCGACACGTGACTCGTCCCAATTGTCATACTTAGCTATATAACTTATGCAGCCATGACAGCCATCATCATTGTGCGTCTTAACGTACTGGCAATCACGAGTAAATCTGTACTCCCATTTAACGTCAGAATTGGTATATGGCTGAACATGTATGGCACGTCTATTCATTGGACTTACTACAGAATGGCATGAGTAACTCATTTCAATCCTTCCAATGCTTTATGATCCCTGCGATGATGAACACGCAAGTAAGGATCTCCAGAATTGTCATCTTTCTTTGTCGTGTGGTTGCTAGGATGTAAAAGATATTTTTCGCCCATCTCCAGTTTGACCCTCTCGACCTTCGCAAGATATTCATTGTATTGCGCCTCATCATAACTAATATCTAATCGTTCTATTAACATATTGACCTCCAGATATGGGTACTCCTAACAACTAGTTTCCCCATAGTCTTAAAATGGAATAATGCTTTCGTCTGGATCGCTGATATAACCATTTGCCTTAGCTGGCTCACCTGCTGGCTTAACGTACGTATCAGCAGACGCTACAAAGCTAACGAACTCCCCTGTACGACCTTCACGCTTCCATCCTGCAAGTTGTAGCTTTCCACCTGCTGCAACGATTGCATCTAACGTATTCTCGTCCAAAGTTAAGTTGATGCGATAGTCTGGTGCCTTTTCGCTTTTCTTATCTCGTACTACGTTCATGATTCCTGAGTTGTAATAAATTTTCTCTGCCATGCTATTCCCCTTTTTGGTACTTCTTAAATGTTGATCGTGTCTTACTATCTAACAGCCCCCACATAAATAACTTTTGATCATTATCTAGTGAAGTCCATATTTGTTTAGCTTCACTTATATGCTCTGAAGCAACATATCTACTAAATGAATCAGCAAGGTCGTGCAAGATATCCTTTTCCTCATCATTAAATTCAGGTTGTTTCAACTCAAGCTCAGGCTTTTTTGCTGGTGTGCCTGTATCCGTTCCTGTAACAGCATCTAGTACGTCATGCTCTACAATTTCCATTGCTGTAACCCACAAATATCTACGCTGGTACGTCTCAACAGCACCAACATTTTGCACCTCGTGGCAACCTTTTAACGCTGCTGATCCCATAGGGCTAGTAATAACTATTGTGCTATCAGATGTCATGTCAGCAATTGTTAAAGTTGCTAAATCTTGTGTATATGAAACTACACCACACAAGCCTAATTCAATAAAGATATTTTGTACTGTAGGCAAAAAATCACCTAATTCAAAGTATTTGTAACCTGCAAACTTATTATGCCCAGACTTTTTAAGTTCTGTGTTTTGCAGTTTAATTCTGGCTTTCATTAATTTTTCGTATATATTACTCATCAATAGCCTCCATGTTAGCTACGATAATTAGATTAAGCTCGTTAGAGAGACCTAACGCTTTGATCAATGGCAATACATCAACGCCTAAGAATAAAGCTGATTTGGCTTCAGCACGTGGCTCTGTTAACGCTTCTAAATCACCAAAGTATGCGTACGTTGGTTGCTCGTAATCGTATTCAACTTCTAACTCTACACCAGCCTCTAAATTTAAATGTGTAATCATTTGTATGCCTCCAATATAACCCATGAATGTCCGTGTTTAATTGCTTTTATCTTGCCTGTTATGCAGAGCTTTCTTACCCATCTGCCAGACTTGCCCATTTGTTGCGCTATCTCTTCTACTGTGTAAATCCTCACTACATTCTCCTGTTCCAAAATTGGTATTATACTCTTGTTGCATTAACTCGTCCATCACTTCAGCTTGATATTGTTGTTCACACATCATCAACCTCCAATTTGATTTTTCCTATATATTGGTAATCATCATCTAACATATGTTTTTCAATAAGCTGAAAATCTAATTCAACTTCATTATTATTTTTTCTGTAAGCATACACATACTGTGGCTCTTTAGGCTGTGGTTTAATGCGATATTCAGAATCTTCATTCCATTCAGGATCGCCAGCATCAAGCCATCCATCTTCTGTTAAGAATTGGATCTCCGCACCATCAGCCCATGCTTTAATCTCTTGGTGCCATTTGTGCTTCATATACAAAGTCCTCATCGTCAAATTTATCTGCAAAGCTTTCAAACAAATCTACAAAGTTATCCAGTATGTAGTCTTCATTGTGGTATCCCTGATCTATGCACCAATCCCAAAATGATCCCATGTGCTTTTCTTCAGTTGCTTCCCAATCAATGTTTTTAGGAAATGCCATCTTATGCTCCAATCAATAAGTAAGTAAAAGCTAACAATAAAACTGCACACACAAAACATAATCCTTCTATTACAGGCTTAAGATTTGCTGTAGGTTTGTGATTTTTATAATCAATCATTTGTCCACCCCATTGAAGTATTGTAAGCAGCAACATCATTGTCATTTTGACGAAGTTGCTCAGGAGTAAATTGGCTCATGTACTCAGCCAAATTACGTTTAATAACTACGTGATAAACAGAACGAGTTACATCCTTAACAGATTGTGCATCTAAATTAATGAAAAGATTTTCTGCGTCATTTTGTTTTTCTAAAGACTTAACAACAATGTCATCTGGGATCATTACCTTTGATTGACCTTCTAATAATTCCCAATACACATCAAATGTTTTGCCACGTAAATCTGGGTTTGAGCTGTAAATAATTGCTGTATCTAAGTTCATGTTGATCTCCTACTTGTTTTTGTTTAATCTAGCTAAGAACGCATCTAACTCTTGAAGGATCTCTGCTGCTGATTGATCTTTAGGCTTAGTAAACATTGTTTTACTAGCATGAGCAAGGATCTCATCTTGGTTAGGTAATTTTTTTAAGTTTGGTAATTTACTAAAGTCCATTTTGTATCTCCAGTTGCGTTGTTGATGTGTTCATTATATTCCAAGTCTGGAACCTGTCAAGCATTATTTCACATATTTTTTAAATTATTTTTCTTTACTTTAATTTTAATTATGCTAAAGTGATTGGCTAGTGGTATGAATAATGGCTTGGACAAGAAGTCGTGATTATTGATGCCTCTGGTGTCAGGGTTGTTATTTAGGTGCTTGTCCCACCTATCTAGCAGCCCTTTTTTTTGGAGCAAAATTATGAAATGGTTTAAGCATGATTCAGATGCAAGCAACGATGCCAAACTAAAAAAATTAAGATTAAAGTATGGCGCACAAGGTTACGGTATTTATTGGTATTGCCTAGAACTTATTGCTAGGAATGTCGAAAAGCATAACTTAACTTTTGAGCTTGAACATGATGCAGAATTGATCGCTGACGATTTTAAATTAAGTGCTGATTTAGTACAGCATATTATGACTTACATGGTTGAAATTGAGCTTTTTGAGAATACGAATGGGATCATTAGTTGCTTAAAAATGGCTGCTAGAACAGATGATTACACGCAGAAGTTAATCCAAAGTAGTAAGAAGTGTAGGGACAATGTTCCTACAATGTTCCTACAAAGTCCCACAAAGTCCGTATTAATAGAAGAGAATAGAATAGAAGAGAAGATAATAGAACAGAAAAAACCTACCTCAAGCAAAAGTAAACTTACTTACGAACTTGGAATTGGTTGGTTAAATTACGAAAGCTTTTTAGAGAAAGCTGAAGTTGACTTTCCTTATGTGGATATTTTAAAAGAGTTCGATAAGGCATCGTCATGGATAAAAGAGAAGCCAAGCCAACGCATGAAGGTTGACTACAATCGATTTATGCTTAACTGGATCAAGCGTGCTAGTGAAAGTGCATCTAATCCTAATGACATATTTGCAGGTGCCATATGATAAACACACTTCTCGAACGGTTAACTAAAGTTCGTCCTTCAGGCAGGAACACATGGAGGGCTTGCTGTCCTGCACATAATGGGACTAATCCTACAGCATTAAACATTAAGCATGAGTCAGATGGTCGTATCCTGCTGCATTGCTTTCAAGGATGCTCTGCTCTGGATGTGGTTGAATCAATTGGCATGGACATTGGTGATCTATTCCCAGAGGAAGTCCACCATAAGGCGCCAGTTAAAAAGAAGTTCTACGCTTCAGACATACTTGCAGCAATAAAGTTTGAGTCACAAATAGTCTTAATGGCTGCGTTTGAATTGCAAAAAAATAAATCGCTTGACGAAACTGACATGCAGCGATTAAAGTTAGCTTACGAACGAATTAGAGAGGCAGTTGATTATGAGTAACCTAGAACGTGGGGCTACAGCACTAGACGAGGCACGACAAAAGCGTGCTGCCATGATGCTACCAAAGGTTGACTTTGAAGGATTCATGCGTGCTAGGGAAGAGGACAAGGCTAACGTCAAGTCAGCGTCACAATACCAAGCTGAGGTTGTGGATTATTTTTACAAGGACGAGCAGCTACAAGGTGCTAAGTTGCCTTGGGAAAAAACATTTGATCAGTTCAGGATGAGACTTGGCGAGGTTAGCTTGTGGTCTGGTATCAATGGGCATGGTAAGAGCCAGCTAGTTGGTCAGGTGATCAACTCAATTGTCTTACAGAATTTAAAGGTTTGTGTAGCATCGTTCGAGATGCACCCATACTCAACACTACAGCGTATGACAAGGCAGGCAACAGGAACTGAAAAGCCAACAGAATCATTCATTGGTGAGTACTTTAACTTCCTTGATGGCAAGCTGTGGATGTACGATCAGCAAGGTACGGTAAATGGTGACAGGGTTATTGCTGTGCTTTACTATACTGCTGAGACTTTAGGCGTGCAGCATTTTGTGATTGACAGCTTAATGAAGTGTGGCGTAAGGTCTGACGATATGAACGCACAGAAAGAGTTTTTAGATAAGCTATGTGCTGCTGCTAGGGATCTCAATGTACACGTTCACTTGATTGCTCACAGTCGCAAGGGTGAGGATGAGTTTAGCCCACCAAACAAGATGGATGTGGCTGGATCAGCAGACATTACGAATCAGGTTGATAACGTGATGACTGTATGGCGTAATAAGCGCAAGGAAAAGGTTGTTCGTACTGGTAAGGCTAAGGAAGAGGAGTTAGGCGCACCTGATTGTTTGTTGATATGTGACAAGCAGCGTCATGGTGAATGGGAGGGTGAGGTTGCATTGTGGTTTGATGCGCCATCCATGAGATATAAATCAAGCCAACACGAAAGAGTTTGGCAGCTTAAATTTAAGGGGAAGCTATGACTAAAGACGAACTTGACGGATATTGGTGCGTAATATGTCAACGATTTATTGAGGCTGATGAGGATGGGTTGATTGTGCATGATGACATACCACATGGTGACATGACATTTGATGAGGAGGATAGACCGCAATGACTAAAGACAAAGCATTAAAGATGGCGATTGAAGCAATGACATTACCAAATAACTTTTCTTTTTTAATGGCAATTACCGCCTGTAAAGAAGCATTAGAACAGCCAAGTGTTGCAGAATTAAACGATGAATACTTGCGTGATACTTATGTGCAAGGGTTATCACAGCCAGCACAAGAACCTGTGGCGTGGATGAATGATATTGCTTATTCTGATGAAATAGATAATTTACCTGCAAATCGTGGAGAAATTATCCCTTTGTATGCCAACCCTGCAACATCATGGCAAGGATTAAGTGATGGTGAATTATCAGAATTATTAGTATCAAAGGGTGAAACTTCTATTAAATATCTTGACTTTGCTCGTGCTATTGAACAAGCATTAAAGGATAAGAATGCTGTTATCTGATTTGCCAGTCGAACATCCATTACGCAATACACCATTGATTGAGGTTGGTGCTGAGTATCAGATTAGGGATAGCAAAGTATGGGCGCAAGTAACGCCTCCCTATGGAATAGCTAAGAAAACATATAATCAACTTGGTGCAGTATGGACAACTTGGGATAAATGGAGAGCAACAAAATGACTAAAGAGGAAATGGATGAGCTGTATTATTTGCTCATACTAAGCAAAATGAAAGAGAACGCTAAAAAGTTAGGAGGTGCTTATGAAATTTAGTGAAACAGAGTTTTATAAGCATTTTGGTGACGCAGAGTGGAAAGTCACCACTAACGAAGGAAAAATTTACAAGTCTAAAAATTGGCTTGATAAGTACGAAGACAAAAACTATAAAGAAGGCTCAATATATGCTTCAGAAAAACCAGCAGAAAGTCTGTCCGTCATGCGGACAAAGTCAAAGACGGTCATTGCCACAAAATTCAAGGCTACATAAGCTTTTTCAGTTGATGGCTGAGAACTTGAAAGGTAAAGATGGACTACACCATCCTCATCAATGGTGGAAGGTAATGAGTAAGGATCAATGGCTTGGATACAACGAATATCCAGCTCCAGATGGTCGTACAATCTATGCGTTAAAGTCAACTGCTGACCTAAGTGTAGAGGAACTCAATAATTTTATGAATGAAGTTGAACGATACTGCGCTAATCGTGGCGTTTATTTACAGGATTAATCATGTCAAACCCAAACAACATATTCCATGCTCGTAAAGCGCAAGAGGAAAAAAGAAAATTTAACCAAGCTGTCGTGTACTCTCACATTACTGACAGTCCTAAGTCTATTGCAGATATATCTAGACGCATGAACTTAGCTCAGCATACGATCACAGAGTATTGCAAGCACTTAGAATCAGAAGGATATATTCGCTCTGTTTTAGTAAGTAAAGACAACACAAGGTTTGCCATGTTTTTTAAAACAGACAAAGAGAACTTTCCTTGGCCTGCAAAAGTTAAAAAATCATCCAACATTCAGAGAGAGTATTTTGATCAAAGCTATCCAAACATCCATAAGGAACTGTTAGATGCTGTGTACGAAGGACGCATTAGTCCAGATGTGATTAGGACGCACAGAGAGATAGACACAGATCATTGGGTTATGCCAAAGAACGATGGATCTAAGTACAGAGGAAGCTTTCAATCAAGTTTGAATGGTGAGTATAGTGTCTAATTATCGTAACAAAAAGCTGCTAGAACTATGCAGAGAGTTGCCATGTCAATGCTGCAATAGGAAGGATGGAACTGTGGTAGCTGCTCATCGTAATGAGGGTAAGGGCATGGGGCTTAAGGTTTCAGATGCACTCGTTGCGAGTCTGTGCTATTCGTGTCACTATGAACTTGACAATGGTAAAGAGTTGACCAAGGACGAACGCAGGAGTATGTGGAACAAAGCGTATATAAACACAATGCAGCAATTCATAG